ATCTGTATATCATCCTGTCTTTTATCATCCGACAGATTCACAGACTAACTCACAGTCAAGACTTGCTGATGCATTCCGTCTAATCAGAAGAAACTCATCTGAGATTAGAGACAAGGCACTTGCTCAGATTGCTGTTGATCATCCTAACTTTGTTATTGATGGAGATAGTGCAGTTGATGGAGGATCAAGATTTGCATCTGCATATCGTTTAATTAAATTTAATAGAGATCAGATTGTTGATACTGCACTAGCAGAAACAACTGTACAACATCCAGATTACTTCTTTGTTGGTGATCAACAGACTGACGCACGTTCAAGATATGCTGATGGTTATCGTTTAATTGTACAGAACAGAACAGAAATCGTAAACACAGCATGGGCAAACATGCTAGTATCATATCCTAATCACGGTGCTTATGAGGTAAAATGTAAGCGTGACTTAGGTATCTTTATTGATGCTATCGGTTTAGACTTATTTGTTGGTGGTAACAAATATTCTCGTACGTTTATTCAAGAATACTTTACATCTTCTGGATCATGGATTTCTGGTGGACTACAAGGAGAGGAATCACAGAGTATAGAGGCATTCAACCAAGCAAGAGATCAGATGAAACTTGCTGTTGCTAACCAACTAAGCATTCAAGATCTTAGTGTTACTCCAGGTCCTGCACAGTATAATGGTGGCGGTGGAGATATTGCTAACAATAACTCTGGTGCATGTGACGACGTACAGTCTGCTATTGTAACTCTTACTAATATAGTTACTACACAAGTTGCTGCTGGTAACCTTAACGCACTTCCTTCTGAGACATCATATATCTCAGGTCCTGGCGAAGAGAAATGTCGTAGAGATATTGGTATATTTGTTGACTCTCTAGCACTTGATTTATTCTGTAAGGGTAATGTTTACTCACATAGATTTGCAGCAGAGTTCTTTACTGATGCTACAACTCCAGAGTTCTCATTCAACTCAGGGGTATACAATACCAACTTTAATAAAGCTGCTGAAATGATCAAGAAAGCGATCACCAATCAGTTATACTTTAAAGATAATGGAACACAGGGAGCAATAGACAGAACAGCAGACAATGCACCTGGATCAGATTATGGCCAGGTATCTAAAAACTTTACACCACATGGTGCTGCATATACCGCATCTACTGGTGACTTAATTCTTGATATTGCTAATCATGGATTGAGTGTTGGTGATATGATTAAGATTGCAGACAATGCTTTAACATTTACTTGTGGAATGGATGGTAACTATAGTAACCACACATATCCTCGTACAACAGATCCAGCATCTGGACAGTACATTCAGATTACTTCTGCTACAACAGATAGCATCACAGTTAATGTAGGTCCTTCTCCTCTAGTATCATTTACTCCTACTGCTGGAACTTATGATGCTGCTACTGGTTTATTAGTTTTAACCATAGGTACTCATAGTTTAACAACTGGAACAAACATTAAGATTGCTGATAATTCATTGAAGTTTAAGTGTTCAATGGATGACTATGGTACAGTACACACATATCCAAGAGTTACTGATCCTGTATCTGGTGAATCAATAGAAATTACTGCAGTCACATCAGATAGTATTACAGTCAACGTTGGTCAATCACCTCTCGTACAGTTCACTCCAACTAATGCTTCCTTTACACCTACAACAGGTATAATGGAATTGACTATTGGTGATCACAGTCTACGTGGTGCTGATAGATATTCTCCTAGCAACGCTGCATATAATCCTACTACAGGTATTATGACAATTACCGTTGCAGACCATGGTTTTGTAAATGGTAACGTAGTTAGAATTGATGATGATGCATTGACATTTACTTGTGGTCAAGATAGCAATGTTACTAACCACTCATATCCTCGTTCTACTGACCCAGTTAGTGGAATGTGGATCCCCATTTCAAATGTAACTCAGAATACATTTGATGTACAGGTATTAGCATCAACACCATCTACAAACGAAACTCCACACGCATTTGTTTCTGCTGCTGCTAACAGTGTTACATTCCCAAGAGATAGTATCAAGTTAGCTGATGGTGCTGTTACATTTACTTGCGATCAAGATAGTAACGCAACTAACCACAGTTATCCTAGAACTACTGTAGAGACTGCTACAGTAACAGGTGCTGACTATGATCCACAGACTGGTGTAATGGAAATAACCATTGCAAACCATGGAATAAAGAATAATGAACAGATCAAATTTGCAGATGATTCATTAACATTCACTTGTTTACAAGATAATAATGGTACTAACCATACATATCCAAGATCAACTGACCCAGTAAGTGATAAGTGGTTAAAGGTATTCAACGCACAAACAAATACATTCCAAGTACAAGTATTAGATAATTTCCCATCTACTAATATTACTACTCATACATTTGTAAGTGCTACTACAAATGGTTTATCATTCAAGAAAGACCCATTCTATGATAATTCAATCTATATTGAGGAAGTTCCTAGTACAGCTGCTACAGTAACTAATGCAACATATAATGGTGCTACTGGTGTAATGGTAATTACCAGTGCTGGTCATGGTCTTTCAAATGGCAACAAAATTAAATTTGAATTAGGATCTCTAACATTCAGTTGTACAAAAGATGGTAACGCATCAAACCATAGTTACCCACGTATAACAGACCCATCATATGATGAGTGGTTGACTGTTTCTAACAAAACTAACGACACATTTGAAGTTAGTGTAGGTATTTCTGGTCCTAACGATCAGTACGACCACACATTTGTAAGTGCTACTGCTAGTGGTTTACTTAAACAGTCTGGAACTATTAAGTTATTCATTGGTGTATCTTCTAACACTACAACTCACGCATTTGTAAGTGCTGTTGCAAACTCAGTCAAGACTGGTGGAACATATACTCATGTATGGGCTGGTGCTGATGCTAACGCAGTAGCATCTGGTGGTGACTATTCACATACATTTGTAAGTGCAAGTGCTAATGCAGTGAACTTTGGTGGTAACACTGAGAATGAATTAACTGATGCTCAACAGTTCTTATGTTCTGATGTACAGTCTGCTGTTGATTCACTAACAAGTATTATCACTACAATTCTTGCTAATGGTAACCTTAGCACCATGCCAATAGAAGTTAACTATGGTACTGGTAGAGGACCTGGCGAAATCAAGTGTGCTCGTGACTTAGGATACTTCATTGATGCTATCTCTGTTGACATGTATCACGAAGGTAACAAGCATACCAGAGAATATACAGAACAATACTTCACCAACGCAACTACACCATTACCAAATGGTCTACAGGGTGAAGAGTCAGAAAGTATAACTGCATACAACACTGCCCTCAACGAAATGAAGAAGGCAATTACTAACCAGTTGTACTATAAAGATTTAACAGTCACAGAAGGTGGATCCACTTATGCTGGATCAACTACTGACGTAGGAACTCCTACTAACGTGACATATGATGCAACTACTGGAACTCTAGTAACAACTATTACAGGTCACGGTCTTGCTAACGGAGATAAGATTAAGTTCTTAGAGAATTCATTAGTGTTATCATGCACAATGGATGGTAATACTTCTAATAAATCATATCCAAGACCAACTGATCCAACATTCAATACATGGTTGACTGTTGCAAATAAAACTAATGATACATTTGAAGTAAACGTAGGTACATCACCTCTAGTAACATACACACCAAATACAGGAACAACATATGATCCTAATACAGGATTGATGGTTCTAGAAATCGGTAATCATGATTTAACAGCTGGCACAAGTATTAAAATAGCAGCTAACTCATTAACATTCACATGTGATCAGGACAACAATGCAACCAATCACACATATCCCCGTGCTTCTGATCCGTTCTATGATACTGCAGTCAATATTCAGTCAGTAACAGGAACTACAATAACAATACAAGTTCTAAGCACTGTACCATCTACTAACACAACTCCACATACATTTGTATCTGCAACTGCTGGAGCAGTTATTGCTGGTGGTAACTATGTTCATACATTTGTATCTGCAACAACAAATGCAGTTAGAAAACAAAACTCAGCAATTACAAGCAGGACAAGTTCAAGTGCATGTTCTGATGTACAGTCTGCTATTGACACACTAGGAACTATTGTTACTGATGCTATTGCTGCTGGTAATATTACAGGTGGTATTTGGAATAATGCAGCGAACGCAGGAACATTGATACCTGGTGAAGAAAAATGTCGCAGAGATTTAGGTATTGTTGTTGATGCTGTTGCACAAGATCTTTGGTTTGGTGGTAATGAATTTACTATTGCATCAACTAAAGAATACTTTAAGGGTAATCAACTCATTGCTAATGGTGTTGATAATGAAGTTGCACCATCTGTTACTGCATTCAAACGTGCAGAAGATTTAATGCAACGTGCATTGAACAACCAATACTATGATCGTGATCTAAACATTACACTTGACACAATTGGTGATCCTCCTATTGTTGGAGACATTGAGTGTGATGCACATGACATGGTTATCGCTAATCAGTTATTCATTGCTAAAGAAGCATATGAAAGAATGAAGGCAGCATATCCATCATATACTCCATCTACAGGAAATACAGCACAGGATTGTTTGGATGATATCTATGATGTACTACGTGATGTAATGTGGGATGTTAAGTTTGGTGGTAACTATAAGACATATTCTATTGCTAAAGGTTATATCACTAACGACTTCAATGGTAAGACATATCCACAGATCATTCAAGATGTAGAAAGAGATGAGGTTGCAAAAGTATTCCAAGAAGTTAAGAACATTGCAATACAAGTTATCAAAAATGAAGCAGTTACTGTTTCATCTGGTAATACATTAACACAGATCATAGACAATACAATTGTTGATGACTGGGATGCTGAAGAACTATTACCTAAGTGTGGTTCAGCTGTTGCTGCTGTTGATACATTAATGGGTATCATTGTACAGGCAATCGGAACTGATGCTGGTGTTGGTAATCTTACTGGTATACAAAGGACTACTGCTGATGGTGCTGATCCTGGTTGGAACACAGCATTGAATATTTTGTCTGCAACAGCAACATCTATTACAGTTAACGTTGGTGCATCACCAGCTGGTGAGCAATACGCCCACACATTTGTTGCTGCACAGTCAGGTGCAGTTGTATCTGGTGGTAATTATGATCACACATTTGTTAGTTCCACATCTGGTTCAGTTAGTGTTGTTGGTGGATCTACAATTACTCCAGCTAACGCAACATATGATGCAACCACAGGTATAATGGTATTATACTTTGGATCTAAGCATGGCGTAACTACCAGTAATCAAATCTCTATAGGTGCTAACACTCTTACATTTACATGTTCTATGGATCAGAACAGTTCTAGTAAGACATATCCTAGAAGTAGTGATCCTATCAGTGGACAGAATATAAACCCAACTGCTGTTACAGATTATAGTATTAGTGTTAACGTTGGTACATCTCCTTTAGTTGAATTTAATGTCACTAACGCTGTATATGATCAAACAACTGGATCTTTAGCATTAACTATTGGTCAACATACTTTACCAACTGGTACAAGTATTAAACTCAAGGAAGAGTCACTCATCTTTACATGTACTAAAGATCAAAACAAAACATCACATGCATATCCAAGATCTGCTGGTAAGTATCAACCTACTGCATATCAAGACGGTAACTGTTCTGATGTTCTTGCTACAGTCAACGCCTTAGTTGATATTCTTTGCAACTCTATTGATGATGGTAACTTAAACAATCTACCTCCACTAAGTACTGGTGAGTGGGATTGTGCTAACGTTCGTGCATCTATCGAGACATTGTTTGATATATTAAATGATGCTATTGGTGGTGGAACTCTTGCTGGTTTACCTCCACTAAACACTGGTGACTTTACAATCAACAACGAAGCATCTAAGTGTTTCCGTGATGTTACATACATTGTTGATGCTGTTGTTAATGACCTTAGACTTGGTGGTAACTTAAACAGTATTCAAGCTGGTGAGGCATACTATGTTGGTAACAACCTAGAATATATTGATGGAGAGAAGACAGAGACATTAGATGCATGGAACTATGTCGGACAAATGGCAACTGCTGCCATGAGAAATTTCGATGTTCTTGCATATAATTGTACAACTACATCTGGTTCTGCAATTATAGATGTCAACGATACTCGTGGTGTCATAATTGGTATGAGTGTTGTTGAATATACTGCTGGATCATATCGTGATGGAGACAATGCACCTGGATTACTAGGTAACAGTCCAACTCCAGTTTACACAACAATACCAGAAGGAACATATGTCAAGAGAATCGTAAGTAACACACAAGTTGAACTTGGTGTCAATGGTTCTAGATTGACTGAGGGCGTGACTGTAAATGCATTACAGAATAGTACAACTATTGATCTATACTTCAAGTATGAGAAAGGTATCTGGGCTGATACATTACCAAACACTGTGACTGTAGGTCCTGAGACAGAAGGTCCTGAGGTCATTGCTGATAGTACAGTATCACCAACAAATAGAGAGTGTGCAGGAACAGCAAACGCCATTGAAACATTAGTTGGTAACATTACTACTATCATTAACAGTGGTCTTGGTACAGTCACAAGACAAGAACAGACAGTCAACACTGCACTTCTATCATCTAGAGCAACACTATTCACAATTGACGTTGCTGGTACAGGACCTTCAAACCCACATGACTTTGAAACAGGAACTCCCGTAAGATTGGTTCCAAGACCCCGTTTTGATCAGGTAACTGGTAGATATGTTGATGTAGATAAGCGTCTTGTTAGACTACCTAATGGATTTGAAACTAACAGAACATACTATGTAATTGCACCAGGTAGAGTCACACAACCAGAAAACTATGGAGGTACAACTCTTTTCAATGGTAGTGATCAAACTAGATTGATGCTTGCAACATCTAAAGAAAATGCTGCTGCTGGTATCTACATCTATGCATCTGAGACAGATAGTATAGACAAGGATGTTGAGATTGATCTTTATCAATTCGTTCTTGATGACAAGTATGATCTACACAACTACAGTGCAGAGTTAACAAATACAGTCAACGCTGGTATTATGACCAACGTTTCACATATATTTGACGTACCAAACGCAGGAACAACTCCACAGAAAGCATTCATTAGAGCAGTAGAAGGTGGTTTATTACCATTAGTTGCTACAACATATGCAAATGATCCACAGGTTGCAGTCATTGATCCACAAAATGCTGCTATTGGTAGAATCAATCCGAATGTTGAATTCTTTACTCGTTATCAAAACAGTAAGGTAATTACAATACACAAAACACATGCTGATGCTATTAATAATGTAAATCCAATTACGTTTGCAGCTGGACAGAGTGGAACCAAGTTCTTTGTTTATGCTAACAAACGTCGTTCACCAATGAAGTTTGATCCTGGATTTACTGATGCTACTGCAACAAATGGTAAGTGGTATATTCAATGTAAGGATGAGGTAACTGGACAACCAGATAACGTTAAGAAGAACAACATCTTCTGGAGAATTGGTGAGTCTGATTATTCAGATAGACAAAGATCTACCGATATGTGGTATCAACGTCTAGAAGATACTCGTGACAAGGATGAAAGAACATACAAAATTCGTATGGTTATTCCTAGTTACCTTGAAAATGCAAGAGATCCAATCAATGGATTTGTTATCAAGACTAGAACTGATGATACACGTAAGTTAGTACCACAGAAAATTGTATTAAAACCAGTTGTTGGTACAGTATATGGTGCTAGATTCCAGAACCCAGTTGATGCATCTGAATTTATTGGTGATACAACTGGAACATATGACCCATTTAGAAGAGACACAACAGGTGCTGGTATTGAATATCGTTCATTTGCTAAGTTTACATCTGGTATACAAGCAACTATTCAGTCTGGTCGTAAGATAAAAGATATCTTAGATGAAAGTATAGAATACTTAGAGTTAACAGTATTCGATCACGGTGTTGATACTAAGAATTTCCCTGGATTAAGAAACGAGACATTTACTACGGTAAAAATAACATCACCACAAGGTGGAATATTCATTACTAGCAAAGTAAATAACCTCGCAAGTTCTACTAATGCTGTATCATTTGCTGGTAACTCATCAGGTCTTGCAAATATACATGCTTACTACACTATAAATGGTGAGCATTATCTTATCATCAAGAATATTCGTGGTGGTACATTAGAATATAGTGAGTATGCTAATACTAGATTCACTCAAGGCACTGTCTTTGCTGACATGCTAGAGGATCAGGATATGGGCAAATCACTACCTCTAAAAACACAAATTGCAAAAAATAATCCCCAGTTTTTCTACAAGCAAAACGGTTCTAACGTTTATACTATCACACCAGGTGATAGGATTCAAGATGATGCTGGTGTTGAATACTATGTTGATAGTGTCGATGATGTTGGTGTTATTGAAGATACATTCTATATCTTTGGATATGAAACATTACAGAAACGTATATCAGGTCAGCAAGATGGTATTTACTATCTAACTGCATTACGTGGTAACATATCACCATTCCCAGTTGGTGCTGGTATAACTAATAACTTCAAGAAGTTTAAGTTCTCTCAACCAGTCGGTAAACTATATCCTTTAAACTATAGGAATGATCCCCTTTGGTTTAACAACTCTGGTACAACACAGAAAGAGAAAGATTACTATGCTGGATTAATTGATCCACCACAGGTATACTCTGCTGCTGATAACTATGTACATGGTTTAGTTACAGTAAACGATTTTAAAGGATCAACAACTAAAGAGATGGTTGCTGATTTAACAGAGCAACCAGCTTTCCTTGATAGAACATACACAATTCAAGCACAAGATGGTAATGCTGCATCTGGATCTGAACAAAGAAAGATTCCAATTGCTGGTAGTGGAACAGTATCAATAACAGATACGAAATACTACATCGAACTTAGACGACCATCTATTGCAAGAGCAGGAAACCACACATTTGAATACCTCGGTTTTGGACCAGGTAACTACAGTACTGGTTTACCAGCAAGACAAGAAGTTGTACTCACACCTGATGAAGACTTCTACGCACAGTCTAAGAAACAAGATGGTGGTATCGTATTCTATACAGGTATCAACTCTCAAGGTGATCTTTATATTGGTAATAGAAGAATTAATGCTATTACTGGTGAAGAGACATTTATTGATAGAGCAACACTTGTAGATGATGGAGACGAGGACGATACACTAGGAGGATTGGTAACTACCTTTGATACTCCTGTAACATTCAACCAGAATATTACAGTTGTTGGTGGTGATGGTGAATTGGTTAATACATTTGAATCACCTATCACTATTGCTGTTCAAGATTCCGATCTAACACAGGCACGTGATGCTTTAATCATTCGTTCAAATGTCACATCTGTTGATCCAGTCACACAGTTAGAGCAAGATGAAGGATTAGATAGAACTTCATTCTCACCTCCAACTGATGGTGATATTAGAATTAGTAAGAACAAAGTACAGTCTGCTATCTTCCAGTTCAATGCTAGAGGTAATGGTCAGGGATATATGTTCCAGACACATACTGTGTCAGGTGTTGCTTCTAATATTACACCAAACCAATCTCCATTGATTGTAGATGGTGGATCCAGAATCAATTCTGTACAGTTTGTCAGTTATGGTGGTGTAATTGCTACAACTGGTGATGTATTATTTAAAGGATCTGAAATTGGTAAGAGTGGATCACTTGCTTGGGTTCTTGCTAACTACTTCTCTCAAATTGCTAATAATAGTATTGACAATATTGTATTTGATGGATCTAACGTTGTTAAACTAGAGTTCAGAGACTTTAATAGTGGCGTTGCTCTTACAAACACAGAGATTGGAATTACATCTGCATCACAGATTAGAATTAAAAACTTCTACTTTGATCCTAGATTAAATTTAACATGGCAAGTATATGCTGCTAAACCTGGTGATCCATTCTCAGTAACAAACAACTATGTACATTTCCAAGTTATTGATCAAATCCCACAGTCAACTAATCCATGGGAAACTATAATTGCTGGAACTGCTCAAGGTGCTGTTGCTCCTACTATTGAGTTTTCTAACTCTAACTTCAAAGAAGTTGGTATAATAGGTGGTGAGGCATTAAGGACAGAAACAGAAACAATTGGTGATTATAAGTTAGGTATTAACACAGTCGCAAGAGCACCACATAGTGCATATGAAAATGCATTTGTTGATAATCTAACGACTGATCCACTTGCTAACTTAGATGTTGTTGGTACAGCATTCATTAGTGGTAGAACAACTGCTGACTTCTTACAACATACACAGTTTGCTGATCGTGATAAGACTGCTGTTGACAATGCATTCTTAGTTGGTGGAGATAGTTCTGCTCCTAATGACATATCAGTATTCAGAATAGCAACTACAAACAGTGGTCGTGTTGGTATTAATGCAAGCAATACTCAACTAGACAGAGCTTTAGTTGTTGTTGGAACATCTAGATTTACTGCTGATGCTAGATTTGAGCATGACATTGAGGTCAATGGTGACGGTGTTATTGCTGAGATCAGAACATCACAGACAACAGGAACGTTCAATTTAATAGATGATGCCACATTTGTTGGCACAGTTAACTTTGGTAGTGAGGTAACAACTGCATACTTATTCAATGATACTACAGCGGATCAATTTGTACATATTGCTCGTAATTCTGCACATAGTAACATATGGTTAGGTGCAACACCTGATAGTGCTGGTACTAGCATTTCTAAGGTGGAAATTGGTGGTGCATTTGCAAATCAAAACGAAGACTTATCATATACCAAGATCAAGACTAGAAACTTGAGAATTGATGGTGATGCATGGTTAGGATTCCGTAAGGGACTTGGCGAAACTACATCACTTAAATCACAAGCATCACAAGTTGACTTTTTCTCTAACACTGGTGGTCCTTCAATAATCAACTTTGCTTTAAACGCATCTGAAATTAACATTGCTGGTCAGGGTGGTAAGACTACTATCAACAACCAGTTAGAAGTTATTGCATCTGCTAAATTCAATGGTGATATTCATCTTTGTGGTGGTGTTGCATCATTCGCATTTACTGGTGGAAGAGCACAGTTAGGAACAGACATAGTTGCACATGAAGATGGAATTATATCACAGTCATTATTCAATAAAAACGTTGATATCTTAAATGTACTTGTTAAACAGACAAACGAAGAAGGATACAACGCAATTGATACCGCTGGTGCAGGAGTATGGGGTGGAACATCATATCAGAGTGAAACTAATACTGGTGGAACGGTTGAACCTGTTATTCTACCAGCATTGAGTGGAGATGAATACTACTTACCACTTAAATTACAACCAATAAAGAATGATGGTACTCCATACTTTGGTACTAATGATTATATTATTGTTGATAGTGGAGTTGTTGGATCAGGTTCATCTGCAACCAGTCATCCAGAAATCGTACAGATTGTAGCACTTACAAGAATAAGTGAAGCACCTTACTATGTTAAGGTCAAGCGTCGTCCATTCGGTGCATTTGGTGGTGTATTAAGTAATCATGCTGATACTATACCAATATACAAGGTTAATGTACAGTTTGATGCCACATGGACAGAGCAAGCAATTGATAATGATACCAGTGCAACAGATTCAATATACTTATCTGAATTTGGTGGTAATCTAACAAGTAATGATTATATCCTTGTTGACAGAGATGATTCACCAAAAGTTCCAGAATATATTAAGGTTATTACATCTCTTGCAGAACAGCAACAGAAGTTAAGAATATCTAACTGTGCTGATCCTGATGAGGATGTATTTGTAGTTAACTCTGTAACTGGTGAAGTTACAATTGGTAATCCAAATATACCTGGTTCAATCGTAACAATCAACTCATCACTTGATATGGATGGTGGTTGTGGAACATTGAGTTCTATAACATTTACTGGAGATGCAGATGCTGGAACAAATGTAATTACAAATGTATCAGTTACATCTGCTGGTAAAACACTTGCTGATATTAAGAAAGGCGATGCAGTTACTGTTGTAACAGATTTATCACCTCTTGCAATGGATCAAGATACTGCTGTTGACTTTATCTTTGGTGGTGCTATCTACTTAACAGATAAAATTATTGGTTCAACACAAACAACTGGAACTACATTCAAGGCAAATAGGAATGAAAGATTAACCATCAACGATGGTAATAATAATCCTACATTTGATGTTGATTCATGCACAGGTACAACAGTAATAGGATCTCATGCTGGTAGATTTGATGTTAACTTAGCATGGTCTAGCAGCGGTAGTATTCTTACAAATGCTAATTTACCAACAGCGTTGAATGCACCAGAGATAGTCACATATGGTTACTATGCAGATCCACAATCAATACAGGCAAATGGTCCTAGCACAACTATAGCGTCAGCGACTGCTACTGGTAACAGTGCAACTTTACTACAGATTCCAGTACAACAACTTGGAGAGGGATCTGGTGCATTTGCAGTCGGTGATCTAATCGCTGTAGGACCTCTAACATCATTCTCTAGTAACACTGGTCAACTTGAAATGATGACGATTAGTTCTATTGTGACTGGTGCAGTTCCTACAATTATTGCTACCATAGCACAAGAAGGAACAGTTGCAATGAGTCATGGTGTTGGTGACGTTGTTAGAAGAATCATCAAACACGAGACACAATCTAATGTAATTGATGCTCAAATTAGACAAAGAGCAGTCGCTGGTGTTAACACTGATTATCTCTCTGTAATAATAGAGAGAGGATATATCTCACAACAAAAACTAGATTACAAACAGTGGTTGAGATTTAGAAATACAACTACTGGAGTTGAAATACTAACTCATGTAAATGGTAGGTTGTATGGTAAGACTCATACAACTCAGATGAATGAGCAACTTGGTGATGGTGCTAAATCATACAGAAATGGTAGGTTAGACGTAACTGATAATCTAACATTATCTGGTGGTAACTTCGTAATCTACGATAGTGTTAAACAAACCAAACTATTCCAGTTTGTTAATGATGACGGACATGCAGATCACTCAGGTCTAATTAATTGGGATGCTGGTGTGATAGCAAGAGGTGACTTGTTCTTATATCCAACATCTTGCCCAGAGAACGTTATTACATCACTAGCATGTGAACCATCATTCTCTGTTGATAACTTAGGAAACGTAACTGCTCTAACAACATTGACAGTTACAGGTGTAGCAACACCAACTCCAACAACTGCTGATGTGTTCTCAGTAAGAAATCTTGGAATAAATGGTGGTAGTGAATATACTGTCAAGCAAAATCGTTCGATTGATGCATTTGGATTACAAAACTACACTACATCAAGTGGTGCAAGACATGCTAGATACTTATCAGCAGCATCACCAGAAGCAGATCTAACATTGATTGCAAATATAGTTTACATGGTAAACATACAAGCAACACAAACATTAATCGTTACACTGCCAGCTGCACCACAAACAGGTGACATTGTAAGAATGATTGATGTAGGTGGTAATTTGAAGTATGATACAACATTAGTTCTTAGAACTCCTGAGACTAGTGGAACACCAATACAAGGTGATTCAACAGGAACACTATTTGGAGATAGATTAACTCCATATCCATCTGGTGAACTTGTAGTACAAACTCCAAATGCAGGATTTGCACTAATATATCTTGGATCTGTTGATAGTAATGATCAAATAGGCATACCAACCAGTGTACAAGGTTGGTGGTTAATGGAGGTATAATTAATGCCAAGTTACAACCGTATAAAAGCGTCAAAAGCCAGTCCAATTGGTACAATAATGCCATGGACTGGTAGTACAAGTGAATCAGCATTGTCTCCAGATTCAGTACCTAAGGGTTGGATAGTATGTAACGGAGGTCAAATAAGAGCAAAAGATTATCCTGTACTCGCACAGGTATTAGGTAATTTATATGGTCCTGTGGTAGAAGCTGGTCAACCATTCGTTGGTATAACTAATTCATATCCATCTTATAATGATGACGATGTTTTTAACTTACCATTATTAAATCAACAAGTACTCATAGATTTAGAAAGTAATTTATTAACAGGACAAGAACTAAGTATATTTGGACAATATGTTTCATTAAATGGTTTTGAGGGTCAACAACCAGTATCCAATGTATTATCATATATTGATGCACAGTTTACATCAAATGTTGAAGCAGAATTATCAGGAAAAATAAAGGGTATTTCTATCGAAGATCCGTCATTTTTTGATACTATTAGAACTATACCAAGAAAATTAGGTATTGAACATACTGCACCACACACTCATCCAAGACCAACAAATAGTTTCTATCCATCTGTAGAATTAGCTGGTAGTTATCTAGGTGTATTTGAAGCGGGAAGATTTGATGTTCAAGATAATGAGTATGGAACTGGTTCTGATGCAGGACTTACTAACATAGAACCATTAGCAGATAGTTATAATCCTGGTACAATTACTTGGACTGCTTATGATCCATCAGCAACATCATTAGTTGATTGCAATAATCATCAACATTTTGGTGCAGCATCTGATGTTATACCAATAGTTCCAACTGTTGATCGTGTTGTTTCAACATATGCATTTACTAATGAATATGTTGATGATAACTCATGCACATCACAGGTGCAACAACCAGCTGTTACTGCACCATTTCCACCACCTGGTTCATATCTAGGACAAAGAAATTTTTATGTATCTGAACAAGTTCCTTTAGCAAGAAGAGGCAGTGGTGTTGTACCACCAACGACAGATCCAAACGATTATTATGGTGCAGTTGGAGTAGGAAGAGATTATCCTTATCCTGTTACATTAAATCATAATGGTGATGCATTTACGTCTAATAGTTTAGGATCTCACAATCACTTCACGATTGATATATCAATGACTAAAGGACAGATGAATATCCCTACTACTATACTCATAAATAATATGACTACTGGAAACATAGAACCTATCAATGTTAACAGGGCACTTAGTGTACAGGTAAATCCTAATACACCATCCTTGGTCACTTTGTATATTATCAGAGCATACTAATGGCAGTATTATATTCAAAAGAAAAGGGAAAAGTAGGAACACTTACTGGTTCTATTATAAACTGGTCTAATCAATTAACATCATCAGATCCAGAGGATCCAACAATATATGAAACTCTTCCTGCTGGTTATTTAAGATGTGATGGATCAGTTTATGATGCTGGATTATTTCCAGAACTTGCTACTGTACTAGGTACAGGAACAAATTGTAGATATAAAAAACCAGATACAAATTTACTTGATAATCAATTTCAAGTACCTGATCTTGGTGCTAAATCTACCAAGACGTCATTTTCTTCTAACTTAGGAGATTATCAGGATACATATTTGTTTAACGATGCTAACCAAGAGATAACAAAGTCAGGTGTTGGTTTAGAGGTTAGTAGTAACATAGGTACATCATACGAGATACAATATCAAGGTAATTTTTTCTTACCAGCACAGACGATTGAAATTACTGGTCAACCTGGTTTTGCTAAGTCTAGTGGTAACTATACAGAAGAGACAGAAGTATTACAAAATCAATTTCAACCACATGCTCATTTCCATGATGGCAAGAGATCAAGAACTGCATCACCTTCAACTGAATTTGGTTTATTTGGTAGAAACTCATATACATCTAAATCTACTTTGTGTATTATGCCATGGGCAAATAACACAAGACAAGAATTATGTAAAGCAACAGCATCTAAAAATATTACTGCAGTTCAACCACAAAATGATTCAAACACCTGTGGTTTCTCATTTTTTGGTGGTTCTTCACAAGAATTATATGAGTGGTATGGTGCTTGTTGGACTGGTTGTACATTTGATCAACAATATAAATGTTTAATACCTGGCGATATTCCTGAGTTAAATTCTAATGGAAATGGAATACCAACAGGAAATATCTTACAGTTTGGATGTTCAACTGTTGGAAATCAAACAGGATTTCCAATATACTATAGAGAAGATCAGCAACCACATACAGGATTTTGTGGAAACATTCTTTATACTGGTGAAATGACCTGTAAAACTACAGGATCATGTGCTATTGGAGGATCAGATTGTGATGGATATGCTAACCCTGCTATTAGAGGAGGTAACATATATTCTAAGGTAGGACCTAATTATACACCAAGTCTAGTAGCAGCAGCAACTCAAGTTCCGTTTGATTCACAAGCAAACTCTGTTACATATGGTGCACTTAATAATACTGTGGTTGATGTAGAGGAATTTGGTAATGAATGTATACACAAACATTTTGTTCCATTCAATCAAGAAGCACATACATGGAATGTGGTAACAAAACCAACCTATATTCCTGCTGATGCAATAACATCAACAGTCACTATAGATGTTAACACAGAAAATAAAGCAGATGGTTTTATACAACCATTCTTAGTTCAAGAATTTTTAATTAAATATTAAAATGGCAACATACAGGAATTCATACGCTAATTATTATTCCGATAAGACTGGAAATCACTCTCCTGTCGGAACAGTTCTTCCTGTGTTTGCTGATCTTAATTTAGCATCACAAGATCCTGAGTATACATATCCACAACATTTATATTGTGATGGTAAATCATTATTGATTCGTGATTATCCAGAATTATACAGCATCATTAAAAATACTTATGGTGGTGCTGCTGCACAAAATATAACTCAACCAGCACAACCTGGTGGTTTAAGAAGATCATATATTATAAACAATAAACTATTTTTTCAATTTTATTGGGACTCTACTAACAACAAAGCAAATGTAAAAAGACCATATCCATATGGTGCAGTGTTTAGATTTTCTCTTGGAACAAATCCATATGGATCATTTCCAATCACTGGTATTTTCAATCAAACTACATTCTATCAATTAATACAACCAACAGAAGATGTTACTGCACAAGCACAAACAAATGAATTTGCATATGAGTTAGTATTACCAGATAGCGTTGATTTAACAACAGTAACACAATCTGATTATAACATAGTATTTACAACTGGTTCTAATGCTCCTACATCACATGTGATTGATGTTACTAATACAGGTGATACCGCATATGTTTTGACTGGTAATGATAGAGATGGTTCTGTTTCTGGTAATAATCCTACTGTTACTGTTGGTGTGGGTGATATAATTCAATTTAATGTTAATATAACTGGTCACCCATTCTTAATCAAAACTGTAAATTCTAATGGAACTGCCAATCAACTTCCAAATTATACTGGTAGTGGTAATGGTGTAGTAGGAAATGGTGCTGGTGATGCAACAACTGGTGTAGTAACACTTTACACATCTGGTTTATCAGGAGTTACTCTTTACTATAATTGTCAGACTCATGCTGCGATGAATGGATCTATTGCGATTGGTGGTGCTGGTCCTGCTATACATCCTGATATTGTTGTACAAAAATCATATAATTTACAAGATTATCCGTACAATATTGGAACATTTAATCTACCAGATTATAGACAAAGAAAGATACTTGGATTTGGTAACGTCAACGGAGCAGGAACATCAACACCAGAGAACGCAATTAATAACTCTGTTGGACAGATTGGTGGACAATGGTATATACCAAAAGATACATTGATCAATAGTGGAGATTTCTTTGTTATTGGTGATGTAAAAACTACAGGATATAATAGTATAGCAGCAGATATTTCTGCATATATTACAGGAACTGTCAAGTATCAGATAGGACCTATGGATGATTACGTCTTTCCATTTCCACCAACACATAGTCATAGGATGTTGACAGTAGAAGTTGATCAGACAAAATTAGCAGAACTAGGTACTGTCGAGGTTGATAAGTTTGCTGTAAACTATGTAACTACTAGAGCAAATGTCAATTTATTTGAACCAGCAGGATCTGCTGGACAGGCGTTAGGTCACTCACATGGTTTAATTGGCGTACCATTACAGAACTCATTGACAGCAACATATGGTAATAGTAATGGTATTGGTGATAAATTAGGAACCACTGGTGGTCAACAATATCAGTATATGATATCAGAAGCACCACAAATAAATGTTCTATCTGTTACTTACGATTCTGTTACTGATCTAATAACAGTAAATTGTGATGGAAATCATAATCTTTCAATTGGTGATATTATAACCATAAATCAAGCAACACCATCAGAATTTAGTGGTAATTTTACTATAGTAGCAACAGGATTTGGACTTGGTTCATTTAGTGTAGGACCAAGAGATGGAGAAACACCACAACAAGCAACAGCTGGTGGCACTGGTATAACAGTACAATTAGCAAATGGTTATTTTACAGAAACAGAGGTCGTAATAGCACCAAGAGCATATGTTGTAGACAATACCACATTAGTTGGTGGTAAACAAATACAATTTGATATACCTGGCAATTCATTTGTTATATCACAGTCTACGTTTACTACACCACAAGGGGGAATTATATCAGTTCCAGATGCTAGTGGAGGACAAATATCAGGATGTAGTATTACTATGAATGCACCTGGTGGTGGCGGTGCAGATAGTGACAATGATGGTCAAAATGGCGGATATGCTGAAGTTGGTATAACTGTTGATGGAACATTTTACACAATTAGAGCTGTAGGTGGTGGCGGTGGAACATCAGGATCAGGCGGAGGTTCTGGAGGTTCTGGAGGATCATTTATAATTCCACAAGCATTATTAGATGATACACGATTTAATTTTAATCAAACTCTTGGTGACGCTGGAGATAATGGTGGAATACCTGGCACAGGTTCTAATGTTTCTCTTGGTGGTGGTGTTGTTGGTGCTATTCCATCAGGAGCACAATCAACAGGTGGTAATGGAACAGCACAAATAAAAAGTGTAAGTAATACTGATCCAGTAACTACATATACTTCTAATGGCACATGGACAATACCATCACCAGCAGCTGGTGAAATAAGTAGAAGCATATCAATTGAAATCTCAGGTGCTGGTGGAGGTGCTGGTAATGCTAACTCAGGATCTAACTGTTCATCTACATGGACAGGTTGGCCAACCACAGTATCAGGCAAAACTGGTGCTAATGGTGGATATGGTGGTAGAGGTGCGAGATTAATTGGTGCAATAGCAGCAACAGCTGGAACACTGGAATGGGATTTAGGAAATGGTGGTAATGCTGGTTTTAACACTAGACAAGGAAACACTGTTGGAGGAACGCCAGGTAATGACCCTGCCACAGGACTACCATGGGACAATTGGCCAGGTGGTATTGGTAATGGATCTGAACCAGGTGGTATAACACCAGGTGTTACTGGTGCTACTGGATGTTTATCTGGAGCTGGTGGACAAGGTACATGGGGAAATGGTGCAACCGCAGGATCAGGTGGTGGTGCATCTGGTATATTTCTTAATGGAGTTTTAATCGCTGGAGCTGGTGGCGGTGGCGGTGGCGGAGGATCAGGTGGTGGTTACAACGGTAGTGGAACTACTGATGGATGCTATCCTGGTGGTAACGCACAAGGAGCTACACAAGGATTGGTAGCAAGTGCTGGAGCTTTAGATTTCGCAAATGGTAGTTCTGGTTCCAGTGGAGGTTGTACTGCTGGAGGTGGAGGTGGAGGTGGATCCGCCTGTGGTGTTATTAATGCTGCTTCTGGTGGTATCGGTGGACAAGCGGGTGTCGGACACAATGGTAATGGTGGTGGTACTGGTGGTACAAGAGGTATATCTGCATATAGAACATCATATTGGGTTGGTGCAGTGTCAGAAGATGAACTAGGTTCACTCCCAACAGTTGGAGGATATGTAAAAATACAATTCTCAAATGTCACTGAATATTATGACAACACTGGTGGTGGTGGTGGACAAGGTGGTAACCTTAACTTATCATTTGGTGGTGGTATTGCTACTTCAGTTACATATACTTTACAAGCTGCTGGAAATGGTGGTGGAGAAGGTCTTAATGGAGGTGGAGGAACTATAGATGTAATTTACTTTGGACAAGAAGAAGGAACAACAGTACCAGGTGGAACTACATCACCAGCAGGAAGATATTATGAATGTGATAGTGATGGTAATCCTATAGGTAGTCCTTTCATTGATAATGTATGGCAATCATCAACTGATCCTAATATTAATCAAAGAGAATTTGGTACAGGAACTGGAAGTGTTGTGGGATTTGTAGGTGGTACTGCTATTCCATATAATACTCAAACTAAAATACAAAGATACATTGAATTTAAAGGTGCTGCTACTGACAGCACTGGTAAAAGACAATTGGAGGTAGGAACATTTAATTTATCACAAGCAAATAAAATGAGATTTACTGTCATTCGTGGTAGCAATCAAAATGGTGGAGAAAATCCAGATCAAGCATTAAATGTATTCTATAGAAAAGGAGGATCCAATACTGTTACGTTATTCAGTCAAATATTATTGGCAGCAAATGCTGATCCTCTTTGGCAGACACCAGAAATTACAATTGCTGAAGGAGATGCAATTAGAGACGCAAATATAACACTAATCTTAGAACAAGATCGAGGACCTGTATATCAGACAGCTGCAGCAGCAGATGATAATTATGGTTTGGGTGCTATTACATTATTCTATGATTCTAACACAGTTACTCAATTTATATCAACTGGTGGTGCTACTCTTACTGGTAACTTAGATGAAGGTGGACAACCTATCAATGCTGATACTGGTATTGATCAAGTTAGAAGAGAGGTATCAGCAGTTGGTGCAGCATTAACAGTTACAGATGGTAGTTTCACAATGTCATCATCTACACCTATTACAACTGTTGCTGCTGTTACTGCAGAAAATAACATTCCTCTTATAACTAAATACCATAGGGTAAAGTATTTAATTAAGGCATTATAAATGGCAACCATAGCATCACCATCAGCAACTTCACTATACTTGAATGCCTTTGACAAGACTATTCAGTATGAAGGTATAATAAAAACCATAGACGATGATTATTGGACTAGTGATATAGTTCCAATATTATATCCTATGTGGGATTCTGATAATGATAAGTTAGAAGTATTTGTGCAGTACAAAGATGGTACTTCAAGAATGAATAAAACGAAATATTCACGTAATCAGAAAACTGGAGTATATAAATGGATTTCGTATCAATTTGATCTAGCACCATTTACAACAGAAATTGCTGACCTTAATACTAAATTAGTTGAGAAGTGGACAGAGTATAGACAAGGACAAGAGAATGATTTAGAACGTGCACTAGCAGCATCATTTGCAAATACAGCAATACTTAATTGGACTAAAGTTGCATTAATCAGAAATTTCTTACTTATGGACAGTGACTGGACACAGGTCGGAGACGCACCGCTTACTGCAGAGCAGAAAGCACAGTGGGTGACATATAGACAGAAATTAAGAGATATTCCTGCAGATCAGAAAAATAAAAGTGCTAACACAGTGGTATTTCCCATCACACCAACAAAACATGCTAAACTTGCTGATAGTTTAACTTATCTTGATGATGTATCACACTTCTATACTATACCACAATCAGTTTACAGTAAGTTCTCAACTAGAATAGTAAACTATCTTGCACTAGCGATAGGTACAATAGATATTGATGAAATGCCAGTAACTCGTATTGCTAGACCAGAGGGTAGTATACAACCAAATACTGGTGACACTACACTAGACAGTATACTTAAGATGATTGATGAAGGAGACTTTGGAGAGTAATTATGCCATTAATATCATTAAATCCTAAAACTAAAGACATGCTTGCTGCTGATTATGCAAAGTTAAGTAATCAGTATATGATAGTTATTGACAATAGTAAATATCACACACTAGCAACAGACAAGAAGGCAACTGTACTCGCATATTATACACCTATCTTACCAGAGGCAGAGATTGATAGAATATTTGAACTAGAGTACATATATTATTATTTTCCAAATGAACAGACAGCATCAGACTATTGTGAGCAATGGTTTCCACAACCACAGAATTTACCAGACGCAGATCATTATATAAGAGCGTATGTTCTCAGACCAAACGGTACAATACCATACGAGAACGCAGATCCTACACCACCTGGTTGACAACGACCAGAACTGTGATATAATAATCGTAGTTATCAATAACCAATGCAAGTACCAGATACTTGGATGCTCCAACACATGCAACTACAGGCGATACTCAGAGATAACGCAATTTCTGAGGATCAAATGAAGTATCTTGGCGAAAAAGAATATACAACAGAGTTTTGTGCTCATCCAGAATATCATGGACATATAATGCCATGGTATCTGATTGGTGGTGAACATGAAGTTCCAGTTTGTGACATTCAAGACGTTCAAGGCAGTGAGGAGGATATATAAAAAAACTTACATTAAAACTATGAGAGATCAAGGTTCGGTAGGAAAGGAAAGTCCAGAGGTGAAATATGATAGAGCACTCGCTTTATTCACAGAGTCAGTGATGGAACCCAATCATCATTTAAGAGGTTGTGCACATAATCAAGGATGCTATGATGAACTCATGGAGATCAGAAAGCATGTATTAGATTATCTCAAGACAATGAGAGAAGTCACACATCACACTAATGCTGATGAGAGTGATGAAATAGAAAGTGCAAAGGTCATGGAAGCAAAGTATGTCACACCACATGATAAAACAATGCAGTTCATGCGTGATACTATACCAAATAGATTTTAATGGATAAGCAGGATAGATTGATCACTGCACTACAATACATACACAGTGTGGACAAATTGATAATTGATGAAGATTATCAAGGTTACATGGGTAACAAACTACTCATGGTAGAAATAGAAATTCAACGACAACTACAACTTATTACCAATGAAAGAAGAAGATTTTCGAGCAGCAATCAACAATATACTGATGATGCAAAGCAACAACGATCAAAACTTTCAAATCTTGCAAGCACAGATTGACAACTTACAGAAACAACTGAACGAACTGAACGATCTCAAGGAGATGTTTAGACTACCTAACCCTGCTAACGCAAATAGGAAAGAGTTCGATGTTGTTGACTGATCTTCAGTTACTCCAACCAATAGTATGTGATGGTATTGTTGGTTACATCAATTTTATATGCGAAGACTATGTTACCATGACATTCATGGATGAACCACTACCCGCATCTATGAATAGTAGATGGGGAAGACATCAAGTGGCAATGTGCATATATCCGCAGGATTTATCAAAGGTGAGAGTACACCTTACGGAAGAAGAACTCAATCGCCCAGTTCTACACCGTGCCAGTGACTCTCTATTAAATGACCATAGACGGAACAACAAGAAATTTGGGTCAAGACCCGCCCCTGATCGCAACAGTAGATCACATCCGTACAAGTAATTCCGCAATTGCGGAGTGGACAGTTAGGAAAGTGTAACAATCTCTTGCACAGGGGATTTTTATGCGTTATAATAAATACAGGGAAACAAATGCTTACGAGTATTTTGTTTCTCGCACCCTATTATACAATCAGACATGTCACAAGACGAACTCACTCTAGCAATTCCACTCAACCTATCACAACTCAAGTTTATTATTGATGCAATGTGGGAGTTAGATCCATACTCAGAGCAGAGACTATGTATTGGTAATAAGACGAGTGCTCCATCATTAGAGAAGCATTTACAATCATACCTATCATGCGGTTTAAATTATATTGATAGTATGCCAGTTGACAAGGTGTCCACAAATGCTACACAGGCAGCGTAATATACACTATAATAAGTACATAAGCAACAAAGGACATCATGACAAACACAGCACTATTCATCTCAGCAGCAGCAGAAGTAGAAGCATATGCACAGACACTATGTGACACAATAGAGGAGAACTTCAAGCAAGACTCTATTGATTCATACAACAGAATGATATTGAGAGAAGGTACAAGCGACTATGCAGTACAGAGATTAATGGAGATCAGCAATGGTACTGCTAACCTTTACAAGTATGTGATACAGAAAGGACGTAAGTATCTTAAGATCGTACAACAGCAGTATGATGACATGGGTCCTAATCCAACTAATGAGTACAGAGATGGTTCAGTACATGCATTCATAGACAGAGAGACAGGTGATGTATACAAACCCGCAGGATGGGCGAAACCTGCAAAGCACGTAAGATACAACCTACTAGAGAGAAAGGACAGAGAATTCTTATTTAACTACAAAAACGTTGGATGGGCAGGAGGTTACCTTTACATGAGGTAATCCACCCACCACTCACTATCCCGCAATTACATGAATCTACTCAAAGATTACATCAAGGATTTTATTCAACCATATCCTCGTCTTAGATACACTAAGGGAGAATATGAGTTAAGAGTTCTTCCAAAAGAGGAACTAGATATAGATGAGGAGAAGAAGTATTGGAGACT